GGCCCCGGTTCCATCGCCAAGGAAACCAGCTTCGTCGGCTGCCAAGGCGTGAGCCAAAGCCGCTTCGGTTGCGATTTCTTCGGCCATCGAAATCGTTGAATCTTCGCTCAATTCGCTGGAGACTTTGGTAAGCGTTCCCCACTTTCGAGCGACGAGGTTCAGCGGCCCGTAGGTCGCTTGGGATTGGGTAAATTCCTTGGTTTCGCCAACAGGATAAGCGACCATCCCGGTCAAGCGTCGCGAAGTGGTCAGCGTGTCCGAAACCATGTTGCGAACAAAGGCGTAACGCGGAATCACGCCGTACTGGACAACCAGCCGAATCACGCCCGCGACAAACTCAGGGGGGACCAAAACCCCAGCCCCGGTTGGGTCGTTGGTTTGGAGCGTGTTTTGGACGCCGTGATCCCTGCACCATTGCCGAGCCGATTCGCTGCCGAAATGGGCCTGGAAGAACTTGCCGACGCGGAAGGCTTCTGCCTCTCCATCCGGCCCAGTAAACACCGCCAGGGGCTTGGTTGCCCGAGCCGTTGCCGGGACTCGGAAGGTAGCCCCTGCAAGAGGCTGGCTGTCAACGTGTTGGCGTACCGTGTTGGAGACGGCTTGCTCGATCTTGATCGCCCGTTCGCGTTGCTTGGCAAGATTCTCGATCTGGCCCGGCTTGCCTTCGGTCCCGAGGATGGTATCGATCTCGGACTGCTCATCTTCGAGCAATTCCCGAGCCTCTTGGGTTGCGATTGCTTGAATCGCTTGAACCTTGGCTTGCAAGGCTTGGATTTCGTCTGCTAGTGCTTTCGCGCTCTTCATTTTCGACTGCCCTTTGTGGGATGTGTGGCAGTCTAAAAACCAAAATAGCGGCATGACTGCCACGGGAAACTGAATCGTTTTTACCGTGAGTCACTGCCGCTAATAAGTTGCAGAGTTGTTGGCACTTCTGGCCGACGCAATAAATCTAGGCTACTGGCCTGGGCTTGTCAAGTGTTTTGAAAATTGAGCCATTTTCTGGCGTGCCAGCATCGTTGCTGCCGACTCGAAAGCGTTCTTTGGCTTCTTGTACTTCTTGCCGTTCTCGACGCGTCCTGTGGCAAGACCAGAGGCTATAGCGTCGTCGACGTTGTACCAAGTCTCTGCCGCCATAAGCGACTCGATTTCCGAAGGGCTTTTGCCTAGGAACTCCGTGTAGATTTCAATTAAAGACTTGTCGTAACTCTGGAGTCCGGCAACTGCCTTTAGCAATTCGTCTTGGTTTCCCATCGCGAAGGTCATCGCCCTGTGAATCATGATCCTTGAGCCATCGCCCATAAGCCGATTCTTTCCGGCCAAGAAAATCACACTAGCCGCCGACGCTGCAAGGCTATTGTTGATCGTCGTGACCTCGCCTTTGTGCCGCCTGATCGCCTGGAAGATAGAAATCCCTTCATCGGCCGCGCCGCCTGGACTGTTGATGAGAAAGGTGATCGGAGACGACCCGAAAGGCTTCATGGCCTCGATCACCCGCTTTTCCGTGATTGGATCCTCGTCCCATCCATCGCCAACGATACCGCTTAAAAGGATTTCGTTGGTTTCTGCTTTGACTTCGATCATTATTTCGCGCCTTTCAGTTCAAAAATGCGATTTTCCCACGTTTTAACCTCGTTTTCGACGGCTTTCTGTAGCGATTCGCCACCGTATTGAGCCGCCAAAGTCGCTAGAATCTGCGTCGATTTCTCGCAGTGGAGCCTTGCTAGGTCACGGTCGAGCCCGATCGCTTCGATCTTGTCGGCAAGCTTCGCCTCCCATTGCGGGTACTTTTTGCCGATCCAAGCGACAAACTGGGCCTTTTTCGATGCGTTGATTGCGTTATTGCCTTCGGTTCGAATGAGCCCGCGTAGCATTTGCTCGACGGCTCGATCGTTTCGAGCTTGCTCTTGAGCATCCTCTTGCGAGTCTTCTTGATCGTCCTCTGGCGTGTCCTCTGCTTCGTCCGGCGATTGCTCCCCGGTCGCTGGGCTGATCGCCGGGTTAATGAACTCATCGCCGCCGACGTAGGGGTTTAGGTCGAGTTTGGCTCTGCATTCGTTCGGGTTCATTATCCGAGACGCAATCGCCTTGGAGAATGATTCCATCGTCGTTGCTAGGTCAGTCCGATACAACGCTGCCGGGTTGCACTTGAAATAGACCTCCCGCGAATTCTTTTCGCGTCGCGTACGGAGCTTCATATCGCACTGCTCCTCGAACTTGACTAGCCAGTGATCCAAGCATTGAAGGTAAGCTAGCTGGCTTTGTTCCCTGGTGCTGTAGCTACTCGATTCGCCATCCCCTGGCATCGCTTCGAGGCCAAAGAGCATACCGACTTCCTGCCGGGTTAGCTTCTGCAACGCCGCGAATTGAGCGTCGTTGTTGTTCATCGAGACTGCGTTTGCCTTGATGCCTTCGCGCAAAAGGCCAGCCTTGGCCGCGTTGTCGCTGCCCGCTTCGGTCTTGTTGAACTCGTCAATAAACTCCTTGGCGTCCTCAGGCTTTCTTAATGCACCCGATGGAGCCTCCAAGAATAGCTTACCCCGAAAGCCCCGCTTGAGTTGGTTCAATTTGAAATTAACCTCTTCGCTGCCAGTCGCAAAGGTCTTGTTTGCAACATCGAGCAAACCAATACCCTCGACGCCATCGAAGGAAAAGCCTGGAACGTGCAAAACGTCCTCATCGTGAAAAACTAGGTAGCCGTTGGCGTCCGCATCGTAGGCGTCGAAAAGATTCTTTTTGCTCTGATTGTCCGGCTTTGTGATATGGTACTTTTCGCCCTCGTGAATGATTGTCCAAGTCGCATCGGGCATCATAGGAATCAGTTCGGTAATCGTCCGAGCGTTGCGAATGATAGCCGCCCTGCCATTGCCCTTGAGGATAGCATGGGACAAGAATTGCTCCTTAAAAGTCGATGGGGCTTGGATCTTATTCGGTTGCTCCCTAAGCAACTGGTAACCAACGTGCAAAGTATCGTTGATCGAACCCTGCCCAACTACCCGCTTAACGTCGACAGGGATTCGCCCGAAGTCTCCGGTTAGCTTGTTGTGCGCGTACCAAGCCGGAGGGACTCCTAGAGCCTCATTCACGCCGACCCTACGCCCGCTCAAATACGAGTCATCGTCTAGCCCAATCCATCGAGCAAATACGCTAAATAAACTCATCCGAGCCCCCTTTAAGTGACGTAAAGTTTACCCGAAGAACGCTCAGGCTGCAAACTGGCAATCCTGTAAGCCATCACCGCCGCAACGATTGGGTCGATCTTGTCTTTCGACTTGGCCTTATCGAACATCCACCGATCTTGGCGATCTTTGCATATCATTGCATTATTCGCACACCATCGAAGTAGCTTGGATTCCAGGAAGACAAGCCGCCCATCCTTCATTAGCTGGATGAAGTCGCGAATAGCCTCGTTGAAGTTGGCTTGGTTTTGAGCCATCCTAGCCGCCGTAGCTCCAGCCTTGCCTATCTTTTCGCCTAGTTGCTGCCCGTTGTAAGGGTCATAGGCTACTTGCTCGATGCCGTATAGCTCGATTTCCTCAATCAGCGATTCGGTTAAATCCTCGATCGGATAGGTACACTTGAACAATTCTTCGGTGTGAACAAACTCAGAGAAAGGCATCGCGGTTAAATCCCGCTTTGAGTCTGCCGCGATAAATGCCCGCGTCTTGATTTCGTACCGAAAAACCGTCTTGCCCTTGGCGTCGGTATCAATCGGGAATCTGGCACAAAGAGCATACGCCGCTAAGTCGTCGCGTGCTCCAAGGTCGACACCTGAGCCGAAAGCGTCGGCCCCGCTCCAATCGCTATGAGCCCCGACGCAAGCATCGAAGTCGTTTAGGTCGAAGGCTTTTTCGGTCGATGATACTAGGGTATTGCCGTGGAATCGCTTGAAACGATTGATGCCGATCGCGGTTGCTTTGGATTCGTTCCAACGCTCCCTAAGGTAATCAGCCTTTACCGAAACGCCGAGATTAGGATTGCTCTTTTTCCAGTTCGCCTCATCGCCTGGATCGTCTTTGTCGTCTAGCTCGTAGATCAGAGCAAAAAGCGTGTTGTCTGAGTGGATGCCCGAGACGACATTGACCGCGTAGTTGTATTCCTCTAGCCACAAGTGCGAATCGTCAGCCCCTGCCGTTGTGATAATCAAGTGCAATGG